ATGTCATGGAAATCTGTAGTTGTTGTCATTTTCTTTATGCTTTTTGCGATATCAATAATTGTATTTGGTGCCTACAGACTCACTGATAATACATGCGGCATTGATAAAGCCAGTTTAGAAAAGCGTTGTCAAAAAGCTATCGACCACTATAAGGGCAGGCAGGTTAATTATGAAATTCGATAAATCATTCTGGCTATTCATTATGGTTGTTGGTCTAGGCTGGTGGGTTGTTACTGTTCACGATAACAACAAACTACTTGAAAAAGAGAATGAGAGACTACAAAAGGACAATACAAATCAAAGTAAGATAATTGCCAGTCAATCATTTGAGTTCAATCGTATCAATCAGCTAACCAGTACTGCATACCGCAATGGGCTTCTATCTGAAGCGAAATCGCAGGAGAAAGTCATTGAATACCGAACCATTCTCAAGAAAGAGCCTACTTGTGATCTTGTTGTGCCTCAGTTTGTTACTGATGGGCTGCTCAACTACACATACCGTTTACGAGCCAGCACCTTGTATGGAAATCCCGAGCGTATTGACGCAGCAGGTGTTGGTGCCATTACCGCCAGAAAATTAACATACTGTCAGGCCATCGAGTGGATAGACCCTTTATTGAAAACCATCGATAAAGCGAATACGCAACTTGACGCCATAGAGCAAGCAAAGAAAAAGCCACAGGCTAATTAACCTAATTCCCATGATGAGGAACGCGCCGCATTGTCGCTGTCTTGTATGTTAGCTATGACCTATCTTCCTTATGTAGTGAGCGCACACTGAGAATCAAAAACAATGAATACCACCGTTTTGGTTATTTGTCGGGCATATCACGTAACGTTTACTGTGGGTAGAAGAAATGACGTGACTGCGGGAGAGACCGCTTTACTTCATGATAGTCAATCAAAAAGCTTATTTTCATGAGTAGGTTTTTTTATTAACTATGAGGATGTGAGTATGGATAATCCAGTTGATGTCATGGTGGTTTTTTATAAACCAATAGGCGATGGCGAAACCCGTCTTGAACGTCGTACATATGGTAAAGAATTTGGTTTTACTAAGAAGCAAGTTGATTCAAAAGAGTTTAAGCACAATCTTTCTTTTGCCTTGAAGTGTGAGTTTGGAGCGGATATTGCCATTAAAGGGATAGCCGTAGTGAACGAGAGAAAAGAAAATCTGCAGCACATTAGATTGCTTTTCCGCACACCTAACGATAAGGACATTGAGCCTATTATTGAAAGAGTGAATAGCGAGATGCTGGGTAAGCCATTAAATGATAAGACAGCAAGAGAAGCTCGTGAATTAGCACTAAAGTATGCAGCAGACATGATTTCAGTTGAGTCTGAACTAACGTATTAGTATTCATTGAATAGCTTTCTACAAACGTCATTCATAGAGTGGCGTTGATAGAGATTTATACAGGAGATAAACACGATGGCTAAACCGGATTGGGGGACGCTACAACAACAGTTCCTCGCCGCTCATGCCGAATCAGGGATATCCCCGAAAGAGTGGTGCGAAGAACAAGGGTTAAAATACTCAACTGCTAAGCGCTACATTAAGATTGCGAACGGTAGTGCGAATTCGCAAAAAAAAAGTGCGAATGAAACTGCGAATAAAAGAATTCGCAAAACTGAGCAAAATACACCTAGCACTAATGCTACTCAAAACGAACATTCAGATAATTCGCAGAATGAAGCGACGGAAACCGCGGGGATATTAAAGCCTCAGCACGAAAGCTTTGCACAGAATATTGCGCAAGGGATGACGCAGAAAGATGCTGCAATTTGCGCAGGATACTCACCAACGCGAGCAGACACTCAAGCCCCAATATTATTAAAGCGTCCTGATGTTCGCAGGCGCATTAGAGAGTTGCGCCAAGAAGCAGCATTACTTGTCACGTTCAATGCTAAAGATTTGGCTGACCTTTCATTCAAAGCAGCCAAGGATGCCCTTAAAGATAAAAAGTTTGGTCAGGTAGCACCAAACATAAAAAACGCCGCACAGCTAACCGGTATAGAAATGAGCACCAATAAAACAGAGGTGAACGTTGATTTAGCCGGGTTAAGCTATGGAAAGGTTTGTATCGTTACTCCAGCGACATGCCAGCCTGAAGTTTGGGATGCGCATATGGAGAAACTACGAGAGGGAAAGCAGAGCACCCAACAATAATTGATGGCGTTCTTTATTCGTTTAGTAGCGATTGGGTTCCTTCGGTTCTATACGATAAGCCGGTTGGTTCAGTTCGTTGGCGCTGGACTTATGGCGGGCGCGGTGGCGGTAAATCCGTAGAGATTGCCCGAGCGCTTGTATTGTTGGGTGCTAATGAGTCAATGACGATACTTTGCGCTCGTGAGTTCCAAAATTCTATCAATGATTCTGTATTGGCATTGTTAGAGTCTGAAATCTATAGCCTTGGTTTATCTCACTTCTACAAAGTGAAGAATAATGAAATTGAAGGGTTGAACGGAACTCGATTTACCTTCAAAGGTCTGCGCAACAATATCAACAGCATTAAATCGATGCATGGCATCCGTGTTTGTTGGGTAGAAGAAGCGCAAACAGTATCACAAGATAGTTGGGACATTTTAGGCCCTACTGTTCGAGCTAATAAATCTGAGGTGTGGGTGTCGTTTAACCCACGCGAAGAAACGGATCCAACCTACCAGTTAATGAAGCGACACGAAGCTGACCCGCCTGACGGTGGCGTTATTATTTTTCGTGTTAATTACAGCGATAATGCTTTTTTCCCTGATGTTCTTCGTCATGAGATGGAGTATTGCAAGCGCGTTGATTATGAGGCTTATGAGCATATTTGGTTAGGGTTGCCTCGAGCAATTAGTGAGGCTGTTATCTTCTCAGGTAAGTATCGAGAAGAAATGTTCCCTGATGATTTGTGGCAACAAGCAGATCGACTCTTTTTTGGTGGTGACTTCGGCTTTGCCAATGATCCGAGCACATTAATTCGTTGTTTCATCATAGGGCGCAAGCTTTATATCGAGTATGAGGCATACGGGGTGGGTGTAGAGCTTGATGAATTATGGAAGTTCTACGCTGGTAAGGATGGGGCAACTGCGGAACAACTTACACAGTGGAAAGAGAGCGACGAAAAGAAATATCCTGGTATACCTCAGTCAAGGAAGTGGCCTATTCATGCAGATAACAGCCGACCAGAGACAATAAGTTATTTATCGCGTCAAGGCTTTGTTATTGATGGTGCCACTAAATGGCCCGGTAGTGTTGAAGATGGCATTGCATATCTTAAAGGCTTTGAGGAAATCATTATCCACCCTCGATGCAAGCACATGTTAGAAGAAGCCCGGCTGTATTCTTATAAAGTGGACAGAATGACGGGTGAGATTTTACCTGTAGTGCAAGATAAGCATAACCACTGCTGGGATGCGGTTCGTTACTCCCTTGATGGTTACATTACAAGCGAAGGTGATCTGGGTGTTTGGGCTTCCTTGGGTAAACAGACTTAATTGCTAGAAATAGCTCTTTCAGATTGAAATGGCGTCGAAATTGATTTCTGGTTTTCATTAACAAATCAATAACAATATAACGGGCGATTTAGAGTGAGAAAATATCTACTTTTGCCCGTTATAGGTGACATTTTAATTGAGTTGGAAAGTCGCGATACACATAAGCACCATTATGTTAAATAGCCCTCCTTTTTCATAAATTATCATGAGGTTTAAATGTCTCGTAAGCAACGCCGAAACGGCGCAAAAAAGCCCGTTAAAACAGCTGACGGGTACAATAACTTCCAAGCCAAAATTGGCCCAGAAACACAGAACATTCAAACGGGCGGCACTTATGTTCCCGGTTACATTACCCGTAACCGAACCATGCTTGAATTCGCTTATCGTTCATCGTTCTTAGTTGGTGCGGGTGTTGATGCGATTGCAGATGATATGACCCGAAAAGGCGTCAGTATTAGTTCAAGGCTCAAGCCAACGCAAAAAGGCAAGATTGAGAATTTCTGGGATAACGCAGCTATCTGGGATGGACTAAACGATACGTTAAAATGGTCTCGCCTTTATGGTGGCGCAATTCTTGTTGTCCTTATTGATGGACAAGATATTTCAACAGAGTTAAACCAAGAAACAGTGGATAAAGGGCAGTTTAAGGGTGTTATGTGCCTTGACCGCTGGCAGTTAGACCCAACCTATGATGATTTAGTGACAGAGTATGGTCCGCATTTCGGAAAGCCGAAATATTACAGAGTCATCGCAGGCAATAACGAAGCTCAAGGCTGGAAGATACACTATTCTCGCGCAATACGAATGGAAGGCGACAAGTTACCCTATCAGCAAGCACTGACTGAGAATGGCTGGGGGATGTCGGTTGTAGAGCGCATTTTTGAGCGAATACAAGGTTTTGATACCGCCAGTGCAGGAACAACTCAGCTTATTCATAAAGCACACCTGAGAACCTACAGCATCAAAGGTTTAAGGCAGATACTGGCAACCGGTGGTGATTTAGAAAAAGGGTTAATGCGGCATTTAGATATGATCCGCGAATTTCAAACGATTGAGGGCATGACGTTGATGGATTCAGACGATGAATTCGCTACTCATAGTTATTCTTTTTCAGGTATCGCTGATGTCATATTGCGCTTCGCTGAACAGGTATCAGGCGCTACAGGCATTCCTCTTGTACGTTTGTTTGGTCAATCTCCCTCGGGGTTCAGTACGGGCGATGGTGACTTAGAAAACTATTACAGCCGTATCAACTCACTACAAGAGCGACACTTAAGGCGGCATATTCGCTGGTTAATGGATATTTCTTGGCGCTCATTATTTGGCGAAGCGTTACCAGAAGACCTGACCTTTGAATTCAATAAACTCTGGGATATGTCAGACGCCGACCGAGCAACAATGGCAAACAATATTGCTACGGCATTGGGTTCATTGGTAGACCGGCAAATTATCCCTATTCATGTCGCCATGAATGACCTGCGGAACATTTCCGATGTAATAGGTATTGGCGGCTCAATCACAGACAAGGATATTGAGGATGCGAAAGCCCAGTGGGAGACGGATGAATTTGAAACCGGCACTGCGCCGTCGTTCGGAGATCCAATATCAACAAAGCCTACAGGTGATAGTCAGCCAAATAAACCAAATCGTCACTGGCTCTTACGATGGTTCTGAGCATAGCGCGGGGATCATCACTAGCAACCTAATTGATTATTCTTACATGTTGGATGAATGGTCTACGCTGGTGGCCCATAAAATGTTCTCACAAGTTGAGCGCGAAGAGTGGGGACAGTGGCGTTCTATATCAGAGCAAATATCCGAGGGGTTGCGTGACGTGGTTGGCAATACACCAGTCGGTCAGGTGGCTCAAGATATTGTCTATCGCCAAATTCAGTTAATGAAATCAATTCCGATCGAAGCCGCTGAACGTGTTCAAGATATTCAGTCACGAGCAATTCAAGCTGTTATCAATGGTGAGCGCCCTGATGCGCTGTATCAAATGATAATGGAAACGGGCAACGTAGCGTCCAGCAGAGCGAAACTCATCGCCAGAACTGAAATAGGGCGAGCAACAGGCGCACTGACTCAGGCAAGGGCATTATCAATTGGCTCGGAGGGGTATTGGTGGCGAATAGAGGGCGCAGGCACTAGACCGTCACACAAGAAAATGCGTGATAAATTCGTTTATTGGCATAACCCACCTACGCTAGACGGCATGACTGGGCATGCGGGATGCCTACCTAACTGTAAATGCTGGTCAGAGGTACATGTACCGAAAGCCAGAACCTAACAAGTCGCCTAGCGCGGCTTTTTTATTGTCTGCAATTTGGCAGGTAAAGCATGAAATATTTTTTTGTCACTAAGCTGGGGGAAACGCGATATCTCCAGCCAGATGGCTCATTGCTGTGTAAAAACGTTCCCATTGCGCGTACTGGCTCACAGGTCTACTTGCCCGAAGAAATCGGATTAGAGCCTGATGCTAGTGGAACGGTGACGGTGTATCGAACTGAAGATGAAGTGTTTTCAGAAGAAACAATGGCTTCATTTGAAGGTGTCGCAGTCACACTGAGACATCCAGAAGATAAAGACGGCAATATCGTTTTTGTTAACCCCTCTAATTTTGCCGAATTAGCGCATGGCCACATTCAAAATGTTCGCAGAGGGGAAGGTGATAAATCAGACCTACTCATTGCGGATGTGTTGGTTAAACGGCAAGAAGCGATTGATGCTATCAATGCGGGGCTGATAGAGGTCAGTTGTGGCTATGATGCGCAATACAAGCAGCTATCACCGGGCAAAGGGAAACAATATCAAATCACGGGCAATCACTTGGCTGTTGGACTTGAAAAAGGCCGGGCGGGTGCTCGTTGTTCTATCGGGGATTCAGCCCCAACCAAAAAGAAGGAGAGGCCTGTAATGTCATGGCTTAAAAAATTGGGTATCGCAATCAAAACGAAAGATGAGGCTGCATTACAGCAACTTATCGACGAAGCGCCGGATATGCCATCTGAGGGCATGAATTCCATTCCGGGTGTCACTATCAATATGAATACGCCTTCACAATCAACCGCATTACCTGTCAGTGAACGCACCACAACCGATGAGGACAAAGATAAGCCTGAAAATCAGACAGGTGATAATGAAATCCCCGAGTGGGCAAAGGCTATCTTATCGCGTTTAGAGAAGCTAGAAGGCAAAACGACCGATACAGACCCTGATGATGATACCAAAACAGGGGATGATGACGAGGAAGAAGACAAAAAGGTAACGGGTGATGCTGCTTATCGCCGAAGCCTGATTGCTGATGCTGAAATCATTTGTCCGGGCTTTAAGCCTACAGGTGATAAAGGGATCAAGCGCCAAGTTCTTGATCATGCTTTCCGCACAGGTGATAGCGCTTACCTTAAATCATTTGGTATTCAAGACTACAGTAAAGCACCAAAAGCCACGGTTGATGCGGTCTTTAAAGGTGCAGTCGAGCTGAATAAAGCCAAAAATCATATCGCACCTATCAATCAGGGTATTTCTACCACTGATGGTGCAACCCGCACTAAACACATGACGCCAGCGGAAATTAACAAAATGAACGCTGATTTCTGGAAGAAAAACAAGTAAAGGTAATCACATGGCAGGAAATGCATATTTAACTCGTATGCCAATCGGCATTGTCGGGGGTATTACTCGTCCTCGTGAATCGACGGTAGAAGCCGTTACACTGGACAATAAAAAGCCATTCTTAAGTTATGGGCTGGTGGGCAAATATGATTCAGACAAGTTTGTGCCACTTCAAGAAGGCGACACGGCAGATAAGGTGAAAGGTATTTTAGTTCGCCCTTACCCAATCACGTCATTAACGGACTTAGCCCATTTAGGCATTACAGCTAACCAAGTGGCAGACAATCTCAAGCGAGGTTATATCTGCGTTAAAGCGACAGGCGGAAATGCGCTGAATGCGAAAAAAGGCGATCCGGTGTTTATTCGTGTTGCTGGTGGCACTGAAGCAAGTCCGATTGGTTCGTTTGTTTTAAAAGCTGACGCAACAACAGAAAACACACCTCAGCTACCTAATGCTGAAATTATGGGGCCGGGTGAAGCTGACGGTCGCATTGAAATTGCTTACAACATCTAAGGGGTATTGAATGTTTACAGTTGATAGAGCAACCATCGACTCAGCCGGTGTATTTTTAGTTGGCGAATTAGAGCGGATGGATCAGACGTTAAACTTACCATTAACGTCAGTAAAATGGACGCGAGATATGCCATTGCGCAGCGATATCTCGATTGCAGATGAAGTGTCTTCATTTACGAATACTGATTTTGCTAGTGTCGGTGGTCCAAATCCTAACGGTAAAAACTGGATGGGTAAAAAAGGTACCGCGATTGCTGGTATTGAACTAAGCATTGATCCAACCCGTAACAACTTAACGCCGTGGGCGCAGGAAGTGGGCTGGACAGTTTTAGAGTTGGCTTCTGCTCAGAAATTAGGGCGTCCTATCGATACCCAGAAATATGAAGGTATGAAGCTGAAATGGCAAATGGACACTGATGAGCAAGTGTATATCGGTGATTCTGAGCTGGGAGTACCAGGCTTACTCAATTTGCCAAGCGTGTCACCTGTTGCCGCTGCTGCGCCGTGGACAGCGACTACCGATCCTGATGTGATTGTGCAGGACATTAACTTAGTTCTGACTGATGCGTGGGTGCGTTCTGGTTATGCGGTCTGTCCGGGTAAAATTGGGTTAGCGCCTGAGCTTTTCGGTTTACTAGCAAGTAAAAAAGTCTCTTCAGCAGGGAATATCTCTGTCTTGGAATACGTGAAAATTAACACCATTGCATTCCAAGAAAACGGTGAGCCATTAGAAATCGTTTCGATGAAGTTTGCTTCTAAGCGTGGTGCTGGTGGCGCTCACCGTATCGTCGCGTATACCCAAGATGAAAAGTATGTTCGCTTCCCGATGGTTCCATTGCTGAATACACCGCTTGAGTATCGCGGTATGCAACAGTTGACTGTTTACTACGGTAAATTAGGTCAAGTGGAAACGCCTTATTCAAATACCATCTCTTATTTGGATATTCCTGCCGTTTAATGCTGGCGGGGAAACCCGCCCTTTTATTGGAGTTACACGATGAAATATATCGTTGCTAAAGGTGCTAAATTAAGCTTTCCTGACGGCACTCATTTTGATTTGCTTGAAGGCATTCATGATAGCGCTGAATTTTCTAAGCAAGTGACAGAACATTGGGCGTTTTCAGCATATGCGAAACCTCTTGATGAGTCTGAGCTACAAAAAGAAGAAGAAAGCAAAAACATGGGTGTAAAGATTAAATCGCTTGAAGATGAAATCATAGCCCTGAAAGCCACACTGAAAGAAAAAGACGATCTCATCGCGAGTCAGTCGGATGAAATCACCGCTCTGAAAGCGGCGCCTACAGTGGAAACTAAAACAGATAAAAAACAAGGGGCTGCGGATGGCAAGAAACAGTCTTCTGCCGACAGTTGATAAATTCCGCACTGACTTCCCTGAATTCACCGATACCGCTAAATATCCCGATACCTCAATCAGTTTTTACTTAGGACTCGCTGATACGTTGCTTGATCAAGATAAGCATGGTGATCAGTTTGTTTATCTATCTGAACTGTTCACGGCTCATTACATGGAGATAAAAGGGCGCTCACTGGCAGTCTCTGCTATGGGCGGCGGGGTGAATAGTTCCGGTGGCGGTGTTGTCTCCTCCAAGTCGATTGATAAAGTTTCCGTGAGCTATGACACTTCCGGCACAGTTAACCCTGATGCTGGGTTTTGGAATAACACGGGTTACGGTCGAGAGTTCTATTGGTGGTGGTCAATGTTCGGTGCTGGTGGAAGGCAATTACTATGAGTGGCGTAAAGATAACTCGGGATAATGCGGATGCCATTTTGACGGCAATTAAAAAGCTATCAAACATGGATGTGTTGGTGGGTATTCCCGCTAACAAAGCACAGCGTGACGATGGTGAATACCTCAATAATGCTGAACTGGGCTATCTACAGTCAACAGGGGCAACAATCAGTATCGGTGGTGAAACGGTGACCTTGCCGCCACGCCCCTTTCTTGATATGGGGATCGAAGATACACGAGATATCACTTCCAGCCATTTAGTTGCCGCTGCGGATTATGCCATAACAGGCAAATTTGAAGCAGCCCAACGGGAATTAGAACGAGCCGGTATGGTTGCCTCGAATGCAGCTAAAAAAGTTATCAGTGATGGTGATCGCCTTGAGCCACTTTCAGAAGCGACGCTACAGAAACGTAGAGCTAAAGGGATGGACGGTGAAAAGCCACTCTATGACACCAGTAGCTTACTTAAATCCATCACCTACCTTGTCAGAAATAAGGGGGAATAATGCCTTTACTCGATGTTAGCGAAATTTTGTTAGATCCTGATTTTGTCGATATGTCGCTGGTTTGCCATCGAAGCACTCAGGTAACTGATGATGATGGATTCACCAAAAATAGCACGCAAAACCTACCCTTTGCTGGTGTTGTGACCGTTGACCGTTCTCTCGAAGCAAAACGGATGGAAGCAGGGCAAGCCATTGGTGGTGCAATCTTAATTGTCACTCAGTTTCGTCTAACTCAAGGTTATCAAAGTGTTGACGCCGATATCGTCACGTATCAAGGGCGAAAGTATCGCGTTACATTTGTTGATCCCTATACAGCTTACGGGGCTGGATTTGTTCAGGCCCATTGCGAATTGATGGAGTTTGACGGAGGGCAGCCTATTGAGTAACGACAGCACTTCATCTGGATATCTAACTCCGGTAGGGGCAATGCCCGATTACGATGAAGAACTGGAACGTCAAATCAGTCGATGGATAAGAGCGGTTTCAGGGCTTCCGGCAAAAATGGTGCTGCCACGATGGACAGAAACGCAACCTAAAATACCTGCTGCAGGTACAAACTGGTGTGCATTTGGGATTATGGATTTTGATCATGAACATAGTCCTGCCGCTGTTCAGCTTTCCGAACACCATCATGAACAATGGTCACATGAAAGCATGCAAATATTATGTTGCTTTTATGGCCCACAAGGGCAACGTATCGCCACTCAGTTTCGTGATGGTTTGTTTGTTAGCCAGAATAACGCTGAATTATCTCGAGTTAATCTTTCTTATATCGACTGCGGTCGGATCCGACCCGCCCCTGAGCTTATCAATAATCAATGGGTAAGACGTTACGACATTACGGTGACATTACGCCGTAAAGTGGTTCGTGAGTACGGCATCAAAACAATCGTAGACGCCCCCGTTAAATTCTTTGGAGAATAATCTATGCAGGGATTACCTGTTTCTAACATCGTCAATGTGACGGTGAATATGGCTGCGCGTGCTGCACAGTCTCGTAATTTTGGCTCCCTGCTTATTCTCGGAGCCAGTAACGTTATTGATGCGCATGAGCGTATTCGTCAATACAGCACACTTGATGCGGTTGTTGCCGATTTTGGTGTGGATTCACCTGAGTATAAAGCCGCTCAATTGTACTATTCACAGTCACCTCGCCCTATTGATCTCTTTGTCGGTAAATGGAACAAAACAGCCACGCTGGCGGTATTACGTGGCGCGATACTGACGAAAACAGAACAAGCGATGGCAAACTTCAGCGCCATCGAGGATGGCTCGTTTAATATCACGGTAGCCGGTAAAGAAACGACCGTTATCGGCGTAGACTTAACCAAGGAAACCAACCTTAACGGGGTTGCCGCACGAGTCTCTGAAAAACTGACCGATGCAGAGGTTGTCTGGACAGGTGAGCGATTCACTATCTCGCTCACCAAAACGGGGGAGATTGGTTACTTTACGGCGGGTTCAGCCGGAACTTATCTTGGTGGCTTGATGAAGTGTGATGAAAGCGCTGGCGCGTTGATTGTTTCACCTCAAAAACCTGAAACGGTGCTAGAGGCTGTGGCGAAAATGGCTGATATCTCCGGTGCGTGGTATGGCTTAGTGATCGCAGATGAAAGCCTGAGTGACGATGATGTGCTGGCGGTGGCGGATTATATCGAAGCCGAATCACTGTCACGCGTTTATGGCCACACGGTCATGAAAACGACGGTTCTTGATGCGGATGTGGATACCGATATTGGCTCAAAACTCAAAACGGGTAAGTATGCACGCACGTTCTGGCAATATACGTCCAGTAAACCTTATGCAGTTGCTTCCTTATTTGGTCGTATGTTTACCGTCAATTTTAACGGTAACAACACCACGATCACCCTGAAGTTCAAACAAGAGCCTACCGTGACGGCTGAAACACTCACTGTTTCGCAAGCAAAAGCCATTAACGCCAAAAGCGGTAACGTGTTTGTAAATTACAACAATGACACCGCCATTATCCAAGAAGGCGTGATGGCTAACGGTGATTTCATTGATGAACGCCACGGGCTTGATTGGCTGCAAAACTATGTGCAAACCAACCTGTTTAACTTGCTCTACACTCGCACAACCAAAATCCCACAAACTGATGAGGGCGTTACGTCGTTGATCACCAATGTTGAGCAATCACTGAGCCAAGCGGAAGTTAATGGGCTGGTGGCTCCGGGGATTTGGGGCGGTGATGCCTTTGGTTCATTGAATACGGGCGATATGCTGACCAAGGGGAGCTATATCTATGCGCCGCCAGTCGCAACGCAAGCTCAATCTGACCGAGAAGCACGTAAAGCGCCTGTATTGCAATGTGCTATCAAGCTTGCCGGTGCTATTCATTACAGCGACATTATTATCAACGTGAATCGATAGGTGACTCATGTCTAATACATATTCTTTTATGGATGTATCCGCCTCCATTGCGGGGGTGGGTGGTTTATTTGAACTTGGCTACGGTGCAGCGGTTTCCGAAGAAGGGATCACCGTTTCAATGGCAGAAGATAAAAACACCATGACCATTGGCGCAGATGGTGAGGTTATGCACTCTTTACATGCAGGGAAAGGCGGTACGGTAACAGTCGTGTTACTCAAAACCAGCCCGACGAATGCCAAGCTAAACATGATGTATAACCTGCAGCAGTTTTCCTCAGCAACATGGGGGAATAACGTGATCACCGTTCGCAATAAAGTGAGTAATGACACCACGGTTTGCCGTTCGGTTGCATTCAAGCGTATCCCGGATTGGCAGAATGCGAAAGTGGGTAATACCGTTTCTTGGGTATTTGATTGCGGTAAAATTGATACACAGCTAGGAGTCTTTTAATGGAATTCACAATTAACGGTAATGACTATCGCTCTGGCAAGTTAAATGCGTTTCAGCAACAAGACCTTGCTTTTGCATTGGTTCCTGCGTTTGGTGCTTTGGCACCACTGTTAAAAGACAAAGGAAAAAGCTTCAACAAAGATAATTTAGCAGATGTGTTACCCGCTATTTCCGAGGCGGTTCGTGCGTTGGGTAAAAAAGAACGCGCTGAAATTAATGATATTTGCCTTTCTGTTGTTAGCCGAAAATCAGGGGATACATGGTCTGTGATTTATTCCAATGATCAGCTGATGTATGACGATATCAATGGTATCGACCTGTTTAAAATTGTTGGCTATGTGATTCAGGAATCTCTTAGCAGTTTTTTTCCTACCCCAGTCGTGACCGACGAGTCAATCTAACTCATTCCCTTCAACTCGAAACCTTGCCGAATGGTCGTTATTTTCTGATGCGTCCAGTCGGTAAGGGTATGTGTAAATATGAGTCGTTATTAGATGGCACGATTTCCCTTGCGGATATCGCCCTGATGAATGATTTTCTGGATATTGAAGCCGAGAATGAAGCGCAAATAGAAAGGTATCGTAATGAGCAATAACGTTGAAACAATGCGTGATTTTCTTGTTTCGCTCGGCTTTGACGTCGATGAATCAGGGGCGAAAAAATTCTCTTCGGTATTAGGTGAGGTTACTTCAACGGCATTTAAAGCGGGTGCGGCGGTAGAGGGATTAGCCGCTGTCATTATTGGCTTTACGACACAGATATCGAAAGGGCTTGATGACTTATATTGGCAAGCACAGCGAACAGGCGCAACTGCTAACAGTATAAAATCATTGGGTTATGCGGTTAAACAGGCTGGTGGTGATATCAATGGGTTTAATCAATCTGTTGAGCGCTTGGGGGCATTTTTACGCAATACACCAGGAGGGGAAGGTTTCCTAAAAAATATCGGCGTGCAAACTCGTGATGCAAATGGAAACCTACGTGATACCGCTTCACTGGTTGCTTTGGTGGGTGATCGGCTATCGAAAATGCCAATGTATCGCGCGACCGCGTTCGGGCAAGCGTTGGGAATTGACGAAAACACTTTATTGGCCATGCGCCGTGGTTTACATGGATATTCCTCTGAATACACCATGATGATGAAAGCCATCGGCTATAACCCTGATCTTGCAGCGAAGCAAGGGAACGCGTTTATGACGCAATTCTCAAAACTAAGCGCCGCGATGGGGATCGGGAAAGATAAAATCGGTGGTGAACTTGCGCGCGTACTGACTCCCAGCCTTGAGCGTTTCACTGAACTATTGATTAAAAACTTTCCGACGATTGAAAAAATCATCTTGAAAGTTGTTAAAGCAATTTTGACGCTCTCAGAAATACTTAATCATCTTGTCTATCGGGCAGTAAAAGGGATCCGAGATTTAATTAGCTGGTGGCATACACTCGATGAATCCAGTAAAGGGCTAATTAAAACCTTTGGTCTTGTACTGGCGGCTTGGTGGGCACTGAATAAGGGATTTTTGACCTCACCTATAGGGCTAATGATAGCCGCACTGACAGCACTGTTTTTATTGTGGGATGACTACCAAACATGGAAAGAGGGCGGTAAGTCGGCCATTGATTGGTCGGAGTGGGAAGGCACTATCGACTCGGTGACGGAATCACTTAAAAAGGTATGGAAATGGGCCTCCGGTTTTGTAGAGATGATTGGTGGCTGGGAAACTGTATTCTGGGGATTTGCTTTATTCCTTGGTGGTAAATGGTTGCTTAGCATTCTGGCTACATTAACCAAGGTTGGTGCGGGATTTATCAGGATGTTTGGCTTGCCCGGATTACTCGTTGGTGGCGCCTTACTGGCTTTTGATAAGCTGACAGATAAGATTGACGAGGGATTCAAGAACCTTGATGAACTTATTGATACCGCAGGGGATAAGTTGGGCAATGTTGCCAAAGCCGTCATTACTCTGAAAGATCCAGACGCTAGTACGGAAGATAAAATAAAAGCCTTGATGAAGACGGGAGTTATCCCCGGTTCTGGTGTCATTGGTGACATGCTGGACTTTAAAAATGGTGGTTTAAGCAATACATGGGATGCTGTTAAAAATAGCGAGTTAGGGAAAAGAATTTCTAGTTCAGGTGGTTTGTCCTTTGCGGGAACTAAAGCACCAAAAGGCATTCGTAACAATAATCCGCTTAACTTGGTTTATGCTAAACAGCGTGGCGCATCGAAAAAAGAGGGTAGTATTTTTGCTTCCTTTGAATCTGCGTATGACGGCATTCGAGCTAACGCAAGACAGCTAATGATGTACTTCAATGGAACATCTCAAGCGGCGGGATATCAAAAGCTTCAAACGGTTGAAGATATCATTAAGTTTTGGGCGCCTAAATCCCATAAAGGCAATGATACCGAAGCGTATATTAAACGAGTGAGTGATGAGCTCAACGTTAAGCGTAATCAGAAACTTGATTTAAACGATCCCGATGTTATGCATGCTTTGATGAGAGCAATGTCACTTGTCGAAAACTCAAATCAGTTCCCATACTCAAAAGAACTGGTCACAGCAGCTATCACAGGGGCGCCCGACCCAACAATCAAGCCATCTGCACCGATAAATCTCAACGCAGAAAGCATGAACCGAGCCGCGTCAAATCTGGGTAGCATGGGAAAATCGGGGCAGTTTGTGCCTGAGTATCTTATCCGCAACGATTCAAGTTCATCAAAACAAGTGTCAATTAACCCTATATACAACATCAAGGTAATTGGTGGGCAGTCTCCTCATGAGACCGCGGCATTAACGGGTGAGACCGTAGGGCGACAAAATCAGATATTGGTACGCAACCTCGAAAATAAGGTGGGTTAATGGATATTTTAGGTACGCTGTTTTCTCAAGGCACTCGAAAAATAGGCATGATAGTTCCCAGCGTGGTGATATCAGAAAAGCACTCTGACAGTTCTGAAATTACGGAACATCCTGTTCAAGTTCCGGGAGGTGAAGGGTTTACGGTCAGTGATCATACTTTCGATAGGCCCTCTGAAGTTGTGATGGAAATTGGCTTTGCTGGTGGTGGTTCTCTGATTGATGGTTTTGATACATCCACCATGTTTGATGTTTCAACGGGGCTAAAGCTGGGAAGTAGCCCCCGCGAAATTTATCAGCAGTTGTTAGACCTACGAGCAACTAAACAGCCCTTCGATGTGATCACCGGTAAGCGTGATTACAAAAATATGCTGATTCGGGCAATAGAAGTTACCACGGATAATACCAGTGAAAATGTTCTCCTGGTCACTCTGACGCTAAGGCAAGTGATCATTGTTGAGACTGAACAGAAGCAAGTCGCTCCACTAGAAAACCAAAAGTTTCCAGAGGTCACTGGGGGGACGGTTGATAGGGGCACGATAACGCCTAAAGATGCATCAGATAAAGAATCATTAATTGTTATGGGTATTGAACCATCAGTAACGTACTCCAAGGGAAAATAAATGAAACCAATCGAAATTCCACTAACAGCTAAAAATCAAGAGTTTGATATTCAGTTAGGTAATAAATTCTATCATTTAAGGATTGTTTTTAGAGAGTATTGCGGCTGGGTTTTAGATGTAATGACTCAATCAAAAGAGGATATCTTAACAGGCATTCCTTTGTTGCATGGAGTAAATGTTTTTGAGCAGTATCGTTATTTAGGCTTAAGTGGTTCTCTCACTTTTCATTGTGAAAATCCCGAAAATGAATTGGAGCAGAGTGAATTAGGAAAAGGAAATAAGTTATACTTTAAAGATTATTGATGACGTGGACTAAATTCGATGAAAAAAATGATCATTTTAGGTGTGACTTGTTTATTATTCGGCTGCGTATCTCCGAATGGGGCAACTTCAAAAATCCCTCCTCCAAATGAAGGGGCTCTTATAGCTACTGGTACTATAATTAATCAAGACAGGAGCGTTTATAACTCAGGGGGAGAGTCAGCTTTTAATTGGAATAACATAACGTTGGATGGAGATAATGTTAAAAACATATCCCCAAACCTAGTAAAAGATGTTATTTCAGGGAAAAGTAATGTATTAGGAGACCATTCTAGCTTAAGTATATACTCATTTTATTATATTTTAAGTTTAAGTCAGATTGGTGTTGATTGCGCTGAAAATACTAGTTGTACAGAAAGAGTATTAGGCGAGAACTCAAGAAAAATACTAAATAATAAAAGCTCTAACTTTGAGCTAAAATATAAAGAAGATAGTAAAACATTTAAATTTAAGCATGATGACCCAACGGTTATAAAGGGGCATATTCTTGATTTAGCAAAAATCCTTGTTGTATCTAGCGAAAACAAGAAAAATAAGGAAATTGAAGAAAACTCAAAGTTACCAGAAACTAAAATTTTCCACATAGACCCAACAAGGGATGAGTACGTCAACAAGGCTTTAAATATTATTAATAATGAAAGGCTTGAAATTCATAACACAAGAGATTATCAGGGAAATAAAAGCGCCTTATATGGAAAACCGACCATTAATGGAAAAATGATCTTTTCAACACCAAAAATATTGACGTGGAAAATATCTAAGTCAATGAAGCGGTGTGATGATGTGTCAGTATATATTAATAGAGATATATCAGATAGATGCAAAGATAATGTTATCAATGGAATAAAAGAGTGGGTTAATGTTTCTCGTGACTCGAATATAAGCGATATGGCATGGCAGGCTGCAGCAAGTGACGCCATGATTGGTGATGAAATTTCATTCTCTCACTGGGCTGGAATGGCAAGAGTGCACCAAAAAAGAATGAATGAAAGAGTAGATAAAAGTTATTATATTCACGAGTATTAACAGTTAAATAAGTATTTAGCCGCCTAGAGCGGCTTTTTTAATGCTTAAAATCGGAGTTTACATGTCTAAAAACTGGATCCGAGAGTGTCAGATTATTGTTGCTGACGAAAAAGGCGAGGGAATAGATTTATCTGAGTTGAGGGTGACATTTAATATCACTCGCCCTAATTTCGCTTATCCGACAACGGCGATTGTTAAAGTTTTTAATTTAAATAAAGAAACTGAAAATAAACTACGCCAGTACGAATTTAAGCAAATAGTGATAGTCGCAGGGTATAAAGATAACAGCAGCCAAATATTTTCTGGCCAGATCCAATATACCTACTCCGGACGTGAAAATACCACTGATACCTATGTTGTTATTCAGTCTGCGGAAAGCGATCAGGCGTATAACAACGCGATAGTTTCTACCACAATTGCTAGCGGCTACACTCAGGACACGGTTGATAAGGCATTGATGAAAAGTGTTGAAAAATACGGTGTGCTGGCGGGTATGCGAGGGGAGTTCACTGATACCGTGGCGCCACGGGGTAAAGTTCTATTTGGCATGCACCGTGATGAAATGACTCGTTTTGCGGTGCAGAACGACGCGGATTGGCGTTATTCCAGTAATAGCCTTGAAGTCGTACCAAAGTCTAATTACATCAATGAAATCATCTTGAATTATGAGACTGGTCTTGTTGGAACTCCGGAGCAAACTATTGGCGGCGGTATCAATGTGACCTGCATGATAAACCCCAACATTAAGCCCGGAACATTAATTCAATTGGATAATTCAGGCATTAATTTAGCCGGCTTATCGAATAAAGAAATCGGGTTATATGGTAGTCACGACGGTACAACAGAACAACCGTCACCACTTGATATTGATGGTGAATATAAAGTTATCAATGTGAGCTATTACGGGGATACGCGAGGTAATACGTGGTACCAGGAGCTAATTTGTATAGCTCGCTCTGTTGAAACTAAGCTAAGCCCATCAGCAATACAAGCAATGGCGGTAGAATAATGATCACCAATGATGAACGAATAGGGCGCCCAGAAGCGCCTTTTTTATTGATGAAAGAAAGCGTGCTATCAGGGTTATTTGTTGCATTACCTTGCATTGTGCAGTCATTTAACGCTGATGCAGTGACGATTGAAGCGCAACCGGCCATTAAGTGGCGAATTAATGACGATGGTATTGATAAAACAGTCCCGCTTCCTTTGCTGGTGGATGTGCCGGTTATTTTCCCTCGAGGAGGGGGCGCGACATTAACCTTTCCAATTAAAGCGGGCGATGAGTGCTTAGTCATATTCGCTGACCGTTGCATTGATTATTGGTGGCAAAGTGGTGGGGTGCAGGAAGCGGTCGATCCTCGGAAACATAATTTATCGGATGGGTTTGCATTAGTCGGCCCACAGTCACAAGCCCAAAAAATTAGCGGAATTAGTACCTCTGAAGTTCAGCTACGAAGTGATGACGGTAGTGCGTATGTTGCTATTAATACGGGAAGTAAAGACGTGACTGTTATTACCCCCGCAAAACTAACCGCAACAGCCAAAGGTGGTACCGAAATTAACTCACCAGAAATCGTGTTAAACGGCAATGTCACAATTAACGGAAACTTAGCACAAGGTATGGGTGAGGGTGGTGGTGAAGCCAAAATAAATGGTCCTGTTACGGTGAAAAACGATGTTACTGCTGGTGGCATAAGCCTCATGAAGCACAAGCATGATGGCGTTCAAACTGGTGGTGGAAATACAGGGGAGCCTAAGTAATGCAATATCGAAAAGAAGACGATGGAGATTACACCTTTGGTTCAAACCAATTTCTTATTAACACTCCTGAAACGGTTGCTCAAGCGGTAAAAAGTCGCTTGAGACTTTGGTTAGAGGAATGGTTTCTTGATGATCGCATTGGTACACCTCATGCTCAAAAAGGGCTAGGAAAGCATGTTGCTCAAGGTTATGCGCTCTCGATAAAAGAAATCATTCAAGGTACGCAGGGAGTGGTGAAAATTTTCGATTTTGGGGTGGATCTTAATACATCAACACGAAAGGTAACTATCACAGCAATGATAGAAACCCTGTACGGCACAACGAGCATTAAAAGTGAGGGCTAATGTTAAATATCGAAACGGTTGGTCTTGCACCGGTGATAACAGAAAAAGGGATTACCTCACCTGATTACCCAACCATACTTCAGCGGCTTCAAGAGTTGTTTCGGCAAATATACGGTAATGATGTTTATCTCGAGCCTGATAGTAAAGATGGCCAGATGTTAGCAATCTATGCGCTGGCAATTCAGGATGCGAATAATGCAGCCGTAATGGCCTATAACTCATTTAGCCCGTCAACGTCTACAGGACAAGCGCTATCAAATAATGTGGCCATTAATGGGTTATCACGTAACCCTCAATCAAATTCAACGGTTGATGTGTTAATTACAGGTCAGGTCGGTACCGTGATTTCTAACGGGACAGTAAAAGATATATCGGGCAATACTTGGTCACTTCCTGAATCAGTTGTGATAGGTACACACGGTGATGTTACTGTGACTGCAGTTTGTCAAAAGGGAGGGGCTATTATTGCTTTGCCTAGCGAAGTTAATCAAATTGGCACGCCAACCCGAGGTTGGCAATCAGTCACCAATATCGCAACCGCAACTCCTGGTCGAAAAGTAGAAACCGATGGCGATTTACGTATTCGTCGTAGTAAGTCAGTCGCGCTCCCTTCACGAACTGTACTCGATGGTGTGATTGGTTCAGTGAGTCAAATACCCGGCGTTGCCAGATTGACTGCCTTTGAAAATGACACAAGCCTAACTGACAGTCGGGGCATTCCTTCTCACTCAATTGCATTGATTGTTGATGGTGGCGATTCGAAAACAATTGCTGAGGTTATTGCGTTAAAGAAAACACCCGGAACCGGTACCTTTGGAAATATAGAAACCATCGTGAGCAATCATTATGGTGTGACGTTACCCATCCGCTTTAGTCGACCAGAAAGTGTGCCGATATTTGTTAAAATTACACTTGAGGCTTTTGAGGGGTATACGACACTAGTTGGCGATAAAATTAAAAAGGCAGTGGCTGAATACTTAAATACCCTTGAGATTGGCACTGATATTTATCGCACCAAGCTATTTTCACCAGCGAACCTGCAGTCAGATCCCGAAGGTGGCACTTTCTATATTTCAAAACTCGAAATAGGGTTGTCTGCTGGTGGGGTATCAGAAAATAACATTACATTAAAATATCATCAGTTTGCTACATGCAATACTGACAAGGTGGAGATAGTGGCGACATGAGAGATTATCTCAAGCTGATCACCTCCCAACACCAAACCGCTCACAAATTTCGCTCTCATATTAACCTAATCACCAAATCACTCGCTGAAACCACAAGCTTTTCACTGCGATTAAATGACTATTTTTCGCTGGATGATGCTATCGGTGCACAGCTTGATATTGTTGGTGAATGGGTTGGCATACCTCGCTATATACAGACACCGATAGCTGGTGTGTATTTTGCGTTAGATAGTGTCGGAATTGGTCTTGATGAGGGTTTTTGGAAGCGAGAGTTCGATTCTGACAGTGGATTCACTGAACTAGATGATGAAACTTATCGAACCATCATTAGGGTAAAGATAAAAGCCAATCACTGGGATGGTACAACCGAATCGTTGATGGATATTTACGATTCACTTCTTCCTGATAAAGATACCAAATTATTTTTTATCGATAATCTTGATATGAGTATGGACGTTTTTATCACGGGTTCCTACGTTGATAACGTAACGAAATCGATTATTAAGCAAGGTTATTTGGGTGTTAAACCTGAAGGCGTACAAGTTAATCACTATTACATCAATTCTGTTCCTAAATCTCCCATGTTCGGATTCGACATCTCCAATAACTACATAGCCGGCTTCGATACAGGCGGCTTTGCGGTTCCACTTTAAGAGGTCTTATGGCTAAGAATGAATTCTTACCTTTCGGTATAGCCGAAGGGGCAAACGTGCTCTCAAATCAGGAGTATGAACGACTCGCAGCGCGTTTTAATGGTTTCGTTAGCGGCGTTGCTAAATCGAAAGAGCTTAATACGGTTTGGCGTCAGTCATCTGTTATGTCTAGCGCATTAGCTCAATTTATCGTTGATTCAGACAATAAAGATTTGCTTGATAATGGTGATATTGCAGGCGTTAAAAACCGCTTAGTTGCAGCGATTAAGCAAACCATTTCGGGTGTTGGTTATGTTACTACTTCAGCAATGAATCTAGAACTTAACAAGAAAATGGACAAAGCGAACATTTCAGGCGTTAAGGGAAACGATAACGACAAAGTGCCTAGCCTGAATTTGTTTACTGGCGAAATTGGAAAGTTACAGCCAAAAGGTGATTATGCCCCTGCTGGCTACAGCTATTCTAAAATTGAATCCGATGGTCGATACGCATCGAAACAAGAAGCGAATGATAAAATACCGCTATCTAGCATTGCAAACAGCTTTGGTTCGTCAAAAACGTGGGTAATGAGTCAGGATATCGTTACAAGAGGGCTTAATGAAAAATTTGATAAGTCCGGTGGAGAGATTGCGGGTGCTGTTGAAATAAAAACCTCAGGTAGAGCTCTTAGATTGTCATCCTCTGATAAAGATAAAGCTGTTTACTTTGATTTATTCGGTGGAGATGAGCGTGTTGCATATGTAGGCTTCGGTTCGGATAGTACAAATAATTTCACTATACATAATCAAAAAACAGGCCAAACGCTTCGCATCGGTGATGATATTTCAGCAAATGGTCATAGAGTACTGACAACCCAAGATACCCAAATCCCAATTGGTGCCTCTCTTCTTTGGAATACGTCAGCACCTATCCCGGATAATTTCTGGCCAAATGAGGGGCGCTCTTTCTCTGCATCAGAATACCCTGAAGCTGCAAAAGTAATGCCCAGCCTAAGACTGCCGGACGATAGAGGGTATGCGATACGTACTGCGGATAACGGTAGAGGAAAAGACCCCGGACGTACAGTCGGAACTTATCAAGAAGATGCGATGCGAAAAATGACTGGAGAATTTTCTGCCGGTTCATTAACTGACCAAGCAAAAGAATTAAAAACATCAGGGGTGCTTTACAAAACAAATGCATCCTACAGGACGGCTCAAATGCATGATTCAACAACAGTTGGTGGCATAGGTCTTGATTCATCACTACAGATGCCCACCGCTGACGAGTTTCGCATGAAAAACGTTGCTAAAATTTTAATCACGAGAATGAAATAATGAAATATACAACAGATATTACATATGCAGTGTTTGATAAAAATGGACTAGCGACGAAAGCTGGTTGGGCAATCATTTATCGGTATAGCTACGATACCCAAGAGTATGTGGGAGCTGATTTTGACAATGTTCCCCTAGGCGGTAGCGTTGTGGGTAATGCATGTTTAGACAAACCTGAGCTACCGGCAGATGCTGGCATTGCCATTATTCGTAGTGTTGATGAGAAATCATGGCTTTATGTTGTCGACCATAGAGGACAAATAGCCTACAGCACGGAAACCCGTCAACCTGTAGAGATAGACTTCATCGGTGAGTTGCCAGCAAATTTAACATTGTTAGAACCGCAAACCGAGTTTGATAAGTGGAACGGTAAGAAATGGTTAACAGATACCGAAGCTCAAAAAGCCGCACTCGTTGCCGCTGCGGATAGTGAAAAAGCGCAACGCTTAGAAGAAGCAGAACAACAGATTGCAATGCTCGAACGTAAGGTGCGATTAGAAATGGTAACAGATGATGAAAAAGAGCTACTAAAGCAATGGGAAATTTACAGCATCAAAGTATCTGATATTGATATTTCTGCCGCTCCAAATATCGAGTGGCCTGAAAAACCGAATGATTAATTAAGTTTAAGGCCCTAATTTAGGGCCTTGATATTTTTAAGTGATGCCTTTAAAAGATATGCGCATGATAGTGTTATCAGGAAAAAAATAACGCCACTTGAAAATTTATCAGGAGAAAACGTATTCCATCGGAAGGCTCCCTCAAAAAGATAAAGTTCATAGCTCAGCCCGCCAATAAAAGCTAATGGCTTGATATGAATATTTAACGCAGCCACAATAAATATTATAGCTGGAGCTGATATAGTAACAGTAGCAACCAACAATTCACGATTGGATAAATAATGACTCAACAGATATGAAAATATTAAAAATAGAACACATCCAAGTATAAGAAGTAACCTTCTGTTTATTGGTTTTAACATTGCAACTGCAACACCAATAGTAAATGAAAATGCATGCCAGCGAAATAAAGGAATGGCTATTCGATATGTATCACTTAATTGCTCAGGTATATTAAACAATACAAAGGATACTGCAGCTAACGCCATTAACCTCAATAAATCAGTCTTTAATAGACGAAATATCAGATAAAAAGCAAAATACCAAATAGCAATGTAATATATGTACCACATTGTGCCATCAACGGTAAGTTTGAGGTTTAGGAACAAGACTGTCTCTAGCATTTCTGACCATCTATCGCCCCAAAATCCTCTAGAACCACCAACAAAAATTGTTGCTATAACAAATGGAACATAAATTTTTTTCAATTTATTTATCCAAAAACCTTGAAACTCCTTTGATTCAAACGATTTATACAACCCATATCCAGATATAAAGAGGAATAAAGCAACACCGCACGTTGCAATAATTTCCCATGCCCCGCTTAACTCAGTTCTCTTGGCTCCAACCAAGTGTCCAAATAGAACCATCATTATTGCAATGGCTTTTACATTTATTGTTGCATTTTTATCAATCATTATAGCTTGAATCCATTTTTCCAGTATGTGGTTATTATGCAGATAGGTGATGATAAAACCAAGGCATTTCAGGAATGCAGCCATAACTGGATAAATCCGTAATAATCCCGTCATTACAGCAAACAT